GCGATCGGCGACCACCTGCAGCTTTTCGAGACCGAGGCGTTTGAGAACTACGATCTGACGGTGGAAGCCCCTCACGCTGGGGCCATCACCACTGGTGTCGATCTGCTTGTGCGCAGATGCCCGATCAACCCGAAAAGCCCATTGGCTTACGTGGGAGGCATTTGCCGGCATTTCGGAAATTCCGAGACCGTGGTAGGCAAGGATACTCCATTTGAGATTGTAATGGTCCTCGACCGCAAGCATCCCGTCCCAATGACCACTGAGCTCAAGCAGGTCTGGGAGGATATGATCGTGGACGACAAAGAAACTTTCGCCAAAGTGCTTCGAGACCCCTTGCAGAAGTTCGACTACGAATTTTACGGGGATGGGAAGCCAGGGAGCACATCGTGGCAAAAGTACGATGACATGATCAACGAACAGCTCATGGATGAGAGCTCCTTCTCATACCTCACAGAGGACACTGCCATCAGCGCGGTGCTGTGGGGGATTCCAAAAGTTGCTGCTGCTATCGAAAAGCATGCTCCCGGTGCACGCAAGAGGTTCCAGGCGAGCCTGGATGCACGCGGGGCAGTCAAGCCTGGTGAGTGTTCGGAGCGCGCGCGCTTCGTCATATCGCCAGGGCGACTCGGCAAGGAGGGGCTTCATCAAGCCAGGATGTCCCCCCTCATCAAAGCTCTGGAGGCCCTGTGCGCTGCCTGTTATAACCACACAGACATCAAGGGCAAGACCGAAGCTTCAAAGCGCGTCTATTTCGCGGACTTCCTCAATGCGGTGCCGAAGGGCGCCTATGTCTGGGGCTCAGACAAGTCGAGGAATGACGCATGCTTCACAGACGAGCTTTGGAGCTACGTGGTCCGCTACTTGGCGGCCATGGCGGAGCTTTTCGTAGACGAGTTGCTGCTGCAGCCGTATTGCTATTCGCCGGATGAGGCCTCAGGAGGCCCAGCGTTTCCCGATGGCTCCCTTCAGCTAGGATTCTGGATATTGAGATTGCAGGCGCTCATCGCCGTGCTGCTCTCCGGAATTTCACCGACCGGTTTTTCGAACCGCAAGCAGTCAAAAGCTGAGAACGGAGCGACCATCTTACGGGTGCTGGGCCCAGATGCCTACAAGAAATGGCGCGACAACGAGAAGCGTTCTGTCGTGTCATCCCACCCCGGGTGGGAGGATATTCCGGATCCACATGCGTGCGACTTTGTGAACAGAGTCAATCTTGTTCCCCGTATGGTGAAGGATACCAACATTGAACGGGAAAAGCTCACCGAGGACAAGATTTTGTCGCACCATATGAATGCGCTTGAAGGGGACGATCAGACCCACGTCTTACTGCATCCCCAGATCGATGGTTGGCGTGACCTCACCCCGCAGGAGGTCATACAAAAGTGGAACAGCATTATGTGTCAAGTGACGGGCTTTATCTTTGTCGTCGCCATGATGCCCACTAAGTCTCTTATGACAGGGCGCAATGCCGTCTTTGAGATGATGTCGGCGTACGTAGGTATGCCGTGGCCAAAATGCTCTTTTGCGGAGCGCGCAGTGATAATTCCACGTCCGTTGAAGGCAATGGATAAGTTGTCGCAGAGCTTGGTTAGCCAGCACCATACCCTCATGAAGGATGGTGATAATGTTATTGGCGTGCAGAGGGACTCCTTCTACTGGGCCCTAATTTTGACCAAGCACTTCAGCTTAGCAATCGTCAACAAGGAGTCGCCCGGCATTCGGGGCCTCTTCTTTCAGCACGGAGAATGGGGGTACAGGCATCTCGTCAAACTTGTTGGCGAGCCTGCTGCTGCCCGAACCTCCGTCGCGTACTCAGC